CCTTTAACAGTTGTGTAGACATCTAAAGCTTGTAGGGTCCAGAAAACTTTCCAGTGCCAAGGAGACACTGTTTCTTTTTCTTCTAATTTAATATTGAATTTTTTTGTTTCAAAGACAGGTTCTTTATAGTGTATTTTTTCTAAGTATTCTTTACTGTAGGGTGCTTTAGTAATCTTCCAGTATATGTCTGGTTTATCAGCATAAAGACTAAAACACGAAAGTAAGACTAACCATGTCTTCACTTTTCTCTTGAAACTTTTTGAACTTTTTCTAGAGTTCTCATGCCTCCTAATCCGAGCATACCCAACAGAACAGTCATAAGACTGCTCATGTCAAACTCCGGAAGAGCCACCTGATAGCCTGAAATGGATAGGACAAAAACCAGTATTGGTTGAAGAATGAAGTGATACGCAAGTGCAGAAGCACAGCACCAGCCAACAAATGGTCGCCATCCAGCAACAAACATGTTTTTGTGAGCAGCTTCAACTTTATTAACTTCAAGTTGAGCCATGTTTGCTTTATGTAGTTCAGTATTAAGTTCATGTTGTAGTTTAGCCTTTAAATCTTTATCGGCTACGAATTTGTCCAGTATCTGACTTACTGGTTCTATTAGTTTATCAATCATCGTTTAACTCCAATTCTAAATCTATAACTTCTTTTATAGAGTTTAATATTTCATTAGGAATATCAACATCAAAAGTCTTTAAATAATATTGAGACTTTTCATCCATACCTGAGATTTCTAAGTCTAAACAGGCTTCAAATAAATCTCTGTAGGTTTCTCGGTGTAACCAAGGCTTTTCTTTTCTTGCTCTATTCTTACAGTCTTGTTGCCAAGCCATATCAAGTTGTGCTTCGGTATAAAGAACCATTAGTAACTCCAAATACGAGGTGCTGCTCGTGATGTATCCATGTCTAAATGAATAAATCTAGAACCAACTGGTCCTTTCTGTGAAATACCAATACGAGGTATTCCATGCTTGAGAGCAACCTCAACGAGGATATAAGCTTCTTCCATACTAACGAGTATGTCTACAGCTTTTCCTGACGCATGAGCACCCGGTGAGGCTTTCTTAGCCTCGATAGGATGTTCTGGAGAACGATAACCACTACTAATAAAAAAAGGAAAATCGCACTCCTCTCGAATAGCATCAAGCTTTGCCATGAAAGCATCATCCATATGACACTCTCCTGTGTGCTTACATGCTAGTTCTTCTTTTTTAAAATATTTATACATTATAGTTTTTGTTTATTAATAATTTTATTTCTTAAAAATCTTAATTTTTTGTCAGCTTCCTCTTTTGTTTCATATCCTATTATTTTACCATCTTTAATATCTTGTTTAAATGTTTCGTCAGCTAATATTTTACCAATACCTTTTGCATAAGTAGGTAGAATATAAGTTTTACCATCTATTTCAAAAGTACTTAATCTCATAGAAACTTTTTTCCCTTTTAATTGTTTATCTAAAGTTCCTTTAAATTCATCTACATCTGTAAAATTTGTTTCATGCCAATCGTTTAAAAATTTAAAATTAATCATATCAGGTGTTGTACCTTCAAAAAAATTTGTTCTTAGCTGACTCATTTGGCTATCAATAGGAGCTATCTTTTCTGTTTCTTCTTGCATTTCTTTTAAAGCTTTTTCCATCTGTGTAAATACATCTGCTGTATCAGCATAGCTTACTCCTGTGTAAGGATTTGTTCGGTCTGCTGGGTCTTCTTCAACGTCACTAACAAGACCACCTGTTCTTTTTAGTTCTCTAAATCTTGTCTCAGTTAGTTCTAATCTATTTGCTAAGGTTTCTATTTTTTCAACTAAATCATTTATTTGCTTTTCACCTGCTTCTTTACTTAATTTACCTTCAACTATTTGTCTTTGTATAGCATAAATAGACTGTCTCATTTCGCCATATTGTTTTCTAAATTCTACACTCTTAATACCTAATAGCTTTTCAACCTCGACAGGTGTAAGTTTAAAACCAAAGGTACTCAGTATAGCTTCAAATGGGCTAAACTCAGTTCCGTATTCTTCTTGAGTACCATCTCTAGCTTGTCTAAATGCTTCTTGAATCTTTTTAGAACCGAAAGAATTTTTAAACGGACTATAGTCATCAATAACATTATCTGGTCCTAAGAAAGGAACTGTAAATGCTGACGTTGGAATATTAGGTATAAGTCTATTAAGTATGTGTTGTGTTAAGACTGCACCATCATTTCCTAAACCTAACCCATCTATTTTTTGTTTAGTAAATGGGTCTACTCCAGTAAGTATAGGAATCATGATTTCACCAGCTGCACCAAAGTTAGGTGATAATACAGTTGGTAAATCTATTTGTTTATCTTTAAAGCCTAAGAAGTCTAATGGAATACCAAAGCCCTTATCACCAACATTAAGCACATCACCACCGGGAATGAAACGTTTAACATCAATATATAGTGGTACTTCTTCTCCTTTTCTTTCTGAAATACCAGAAGCAAATGGAGTCTTAATTAATGTTTCAGGCATAAAAGGCAAACCAAATAGTTTATCCTGCATGTTTTTACGCATTAAAAGTCTTTCTGCTTCTTCGTTGCCTATCTCTTCTTTAATTCTACCGAAGTCTGGGTCTTCACTAATTGCTTCAGCAAAAGGTATTTTACCTTTACCTACTTCATTCATTCCATAACCTATGGCAGCCCATTTAGCGAACTTCCAAGGTCTATAAACTGCTGCCTCTGCTAACAGAGGTACAACACGATATGTATAGGATATGAAAGGTGTAGGTGCTCTACGCATAAAGTCTATAAATGGTGCATTGATATCGTAGTCTATGAACCACTTTTTAGCATCAGCTGCTGCTTTATTGACATCAAAGCCCTTTTCAAGCCTGTCAATAAATAAGCCCATTCTAAAGACTTGGTCTTCTAACTGATAAAACTTTTCTAATTTACCAGCAGTCATTTCATAGCCTTTCTCAGCTAGTCTTTGATATAATTTTTTACTATATTCGGTAGCATTTTTTAGTTCTAAACTACCCTCATCAGCTAGTTCTCTTAATACTTTTTGTAAGGCATCTCTTGTGTCACCTGTTAATTCTTTGGATACTAAGTCAACATCAAATACTCCGTATTCCTTTGCAAGTTTATACATAGTTGCTTTAGGGTCTCCATCTAAGCCTTTTAAAAGCTCAGAATAGCCTTTAGGAATAGCTTTATAGGAGCCTCCAGCAAAGTCCATTAACAGAACATTAGATATTGTATTGTTGACATGAACTGTCGGATTCCAAGCAGTTTTAGATTTCTTCCAAAATCTGTTAATATCTAAATAGGCATCAAAGACATTTTTAGTTTCTTTTTCTTTAAAAGCATTTATCTTGACTAAATCATCGTGTATTTCTTTTGGTACAAATTTATTAGCAAGTTGTCCGTAAGTTTTAACAGGATTCTTACCAAACTTTAAACCACGAACAATGGTGTCAGGCATTTGTACCCAATCTTGCTCTCTTAGTTCTCCAGCTAATAATTTTTGTTCAAATAATTTTTCATCTAAAGCAAAGTTATTATTTTTAGATACATTAGAATAAAGCTTATAGACTGCTAAATCATTGGTCATTACTCGACCAGTCTCAGCAACATTAAAGGCTGCATCTTCTATTTCGCCTCTCGCTTGTCTTTCTGCTTTTGTTAAATCTCTTCTTAAAGTTACACGAGTTTTTTGTTTTTTACCTTTACCAACTGTAAATTCATCAACAACTTCCCATTCTTTGTAGTTGTCTATTTCTCTTAAATATGTTTTTTGGTCAATGGTTTTGCTGTATCCTCTTGGTCTTAATTCATCGCCAATTATCTTTAAATATCTAGCTCCTCGTACAGCCTCTTGAGGAGATTCACCTTTTAAATGCTTTGTATAGCTTCTGTGTAAATATTTACCAACATTTTTTCTATAAACTTTTTCTGATAATAAACCAACATCAACAAGCTCTTGTCCTGTCTTGTCTATAATGTCTCTGGATTTTTGTGAGAAACCAACAAGGTCTTTATTGGTTAAAGAATCTAAATCGCCTGTAATCATAGCATTGACGATTTTTCTTTCTTTTTTAGGAAGTGTAGAAATAAGTTTAGAGGCTTCTGCAAATTTAGTAGATAAAGCATTTACCTCACCAAACGTGCCTTTTTTAAGAGCAAGGTATTCTTTAGGTAAACCATAATTATCGACCAATCCTTTAGCCATTAATTCTTTTAGCTTGATATCGCCTACAGGTATTTGACCTCCTAGTTTGGTTACACCTATACCTCCTGCTCCCATTAAAAAAGCAGCAAACATTTTTTCGGCTTCAGTAGACTCTGGGTCATTCCATGCATTATAACCAGCAACACTACCAAATGTACCAGCTAAAGCAGAACCCCAGTTTTTACCTACAAGGTCCCAAACTTTATCGCCAACATTATCAGCCCAGAATTTCTCTATATTGGTACCTAAAGTTTTTTTAGGAGCTTTTTTATATTCTTCTAAAGTTTTTCTTGTTAATTCTTCTATTTCTTTTTCTGATGAAACAGCCTGTCCTGATTTGACGAGATTAGCTTGTTCTTCAATAATATCTTCTTGTCTTTGCCTTGTTGTTCTAGCAAACTTCATAGGTTTAGCACCTTTAGCTTTTGCTATCGCTTGAGCAATACCTGAACCACCCAAACCTAAAACACCACCTATTGTACCTCCTGTAAGAGCATTCATACCTCTGTCTTGCTCTTCTGGTGTATAAGCAATACCACTTTGAAAAGCTCCTACTCCTGTACCAAATGCTGTAGCTTTACCTATACCATTTATTTTTTTACCCCAGCCTAAAAAGGGTATAAAGCCTATAGGGTCGCCAAAAGCACCACCTAAATAAAAACCAAAAGCTTTGTCGCCATATTCAGGATTTTTAAATATTTCTTCAAGCTTTTTATTTTTAGCAGATAGTTTTTCTAAAAGGTCATCGGAGCCTGTGATTTGTCCGTACATTTGCTGTATGCCTCGCCATGAGTCTGTGAAACCCATTTTTAAGGCATATTGAATTGCTTCATCTTCCGACATAACAGAAGAAGGTCCTTGTCTTAAGGCTTCTATTCCTGTCGTAGGTTTGACATTTTGTCTTAAGTCTTCTATAGACATTATTATAAACGAGTGTTTTCTTTCAGATATTTTTCAGCTGTGCCTTTACCTGCTTCAGTATTATAATATTTTTTCCAATATTTAGCTCTACCAAGTACAGTTTCAGGAATAGCTTCTGCGAAACCTAGAAGATAAGCTCTAGCAAAAGCAGCTCCGACTAATGGTTTATCTAAATCTTGATAACTTAACTGAGATAAATCAAGGTCTAAGTTTTGCTTGAGTTGTTCATTGTAAAGTCTTGTTGTAGCTCCGTCTTTTTCATTGGTTTCTTCAAGTCTTCGTTGAACTTCTTCAAAGGCTATAGGGTCAATTTGAAAGATACCTTTAGAAGCTCCTTTAAAAGTATTATTATCTCTACCAAATTTAGATTCAATATTAGCAATTTCAGTTAAAAATGTTTCTACAGCTTTATCACCCATAGCAACTTGTTCAATAGCTTCGTCAGTGATATTTCGACCTGCAGCTTTATCTTTCATTAAACCGCCTTTTTCAAATTCTAGTTTTTCATCACGAGCTTTTGCTCTTTCTTCTATAATCCCTAGTTCTTCTAATTGATTTTTAAGCAAAGAAACTTTTTTATCTTGATTTAAAAATTCGGCTTCTTCTAATCTAGTTTCTAATATTCTTCTTCTTTTATCAAATTGAGTTAATTCTTCAGATGTTCCTTCGCCTTCTCCTACGTCCATCATAGCACTTCCGGGTTTAAGAACAATTCTATCGTCTTTAATATTATAACCAACACTAACTATTTTTGATTGAGCTAATGCAGAATTGTTTAGAATAGTATCTGATAATTGAGGCAATGCAGCTATAACTTGTTCTGGAGTACCACTAAAAGTAGAAGCTCCATCACCAAAATAATTACCTTCTTTATCAACACCTTTTAATGAAGAGCCTCCTTCAAATGATGATTGATAATCAGCTATCTTAGCATCATCACCATTAAATAATGCTTGTTTAACTTCATCTACTACCATTACGACATCATTATCCGCTGCTGTTTCCATCTCAACTTGATAAGAATTAGAATAAGGCTGAGTTGTTGTTGTCTCAGTATCTGGATATACAATTCTATTAAAATCTCCTAAATTCAAATTAGGTATTAAGGACTTTGCAAATTCATAAGGAGTATCATAATATCCAGCTGGTTTAGGACCTGTACCATTAATATAAGCTTGTAGAACTGGGATAGCTACCATTCTTCCTAACGAATCTTTTTCATAAAACTTTTGTTCCATAATATCATCATATGAACCAACAATAGCTCCTAGATTTTTTTCATAAGTTGCTCTGGCTATAACTTCATCATAAGGAATTTTATGTTCTGGTGGAACATTCAAAAATGCATCATGAATAGTTTGTTCTTTATCTTTAAGATTGTTTGTAAATACTTCTTGACCTTTTGGAGTTAAAAATTCCATATAGTTTTGTTGAGCCTCAAAAGTTTTTGATTTTTGATTTATTATTTCTATTTGAGCTGGATTAGTAATAACCTCTTGTTTTTGTACCATTTGAGGATTACCATTTTTATCTGTATAGTTTTGTATGTTTGTTACTATAATACCAGCACCATCAGGTAATTGCTGAACATCAAGTTTTGTTTCACCCATAACTTTATAATCAATACTTTCTACAGTCTTTTCAAATTGTGCAGCTAATGCAGGAGACATAGCATATAAAGATTTAAATTTATTATTTACATCTTCAATATCAGACAATTTAGCTTGAAATGCATTCTTTTCATATTGTTTTGCAAGTTCATTATAATCAGTAGTATTGAAACCATTACCTCTTAAAAATGAACCAATACCTCCTATTAGATTAAATCTATTATCATCTTCCATATTGTTAAATATGTTTTCGTAAGATTCATCAATAAATTTCTTTGAAGCATCTAAATCTCTGTAAGGAACTCCAAGGCTATCTAAATCGCCTAAAATAGCATTATAAGCATTGACGAGTTCTTCTTCTCTATTTTTGAGATAATCACCATAAGCTGCTGTAGGTTGCTTGACAACATTATTTAAATCTTCTGGAGACATGTTCATGCCTTGTTTTCTAATAAAGTCATCATCAACTTCTTCTCTAGCATAGTCTCTAGCCCAAGCATTAACATCATTTTTGTATTTTGTTTCGATGTCTTTTTGGATATTACCAAACTGACTTAAATGAGCTAATTGTGCCTTGGCATTAATCTTGTCAAATTCTTTTTCTTCTTCTAGCCTTTGAATGTTGTCGGCTATTCTATTGTTGAATATATTCTCAACACTACTTTTAACAGTACCAGCAACTTCTAAAAATTTATCAAAGTTAGTTTTATCTTGACCAGTAGCCCTTCTTAAAATAGGGTTTGTTTTATATATATCACCGGGTTTATATGCTTTCATTATTACTCACTCCTCTCTAATAAACTTTTTACATCAACTTCTTGTACTGCTTCATTTAATTCTGGACTAACAAAATCAGGTGCTTTTAAATCTTGTGAAGCTGCTTTTCTAATTTGATTCTTCATAATATCTACAGCTTTATTTGTTACTTCTGCTTCTTTATCTGCATCAGCTTCTTGATTCTCACCAGTATATAACTCATAGTCTAATCCAGCTTTTTCAGCCAAAGCCATGATAATAAAACCAACAGATTCAGCCAATAACAATATCATGTCTACAGTCCAAAGACCTCTTGAATAACCAGACAAGAGATATGTTCTAGCAATAGATTCAATAGGAATACCCTCAATAATCATATCTGTTATTTGTCTAAAAGCTTCTTTCTCTGTAAGCTCTTCTAAGATATATATTTCAGCTTCACGTCTATTAGTAAACTGAGGTGGTTGTTCCCATGCATAAGAAACATCTGTTGAGTTTGTTAAGGATTGTCCCGGAACTGGTCCAGCATAATCCATCATTTGCTGTAAAGACTCTTGAGATAATACTTGTCTACCTGCCATTTTATTGTCCTCCTAAAGATACTGTAGGTGTTGGGATTTGATAAGCTTTAAAATCTCTCATAAACTTTGAAAAGACATCATCGCCATAATATCCTGCTTCATACATGTTTTGTATATTAGGTGCTCCTCTGTAACCATTTTGAACATAGGTAGGATATACATTTCTGCTATAATCATTATAAGAACTTGTATCTGTTTGTAAAGGTGGAACATTAATATATCCGCCACCGCCAACAACTTCTTGACCTGCACTCATTTCATCTAAGCTAGTTTGAACTCCCATAAACCCACTACCTACTTCTGCCATACGACTAGCATCGTATTGAGCCATAACTTGTGAAACTTTATCTGCACCTATATTGTCTAAACCTTCTTTACCAGCAAAACTTTCAAAACCTGCAATCCTTTTATTATTATAATCAGTAAAATTATTTAAACGATTGTTAAGTTTTATTTGTTCATCAGAAAGAATATTTGTTGGAACACTTCTATATTGTGGTGTAAGTTCAAATATTTCTTTACCATCAGCTCCAACATATTTAACATTTTTATCAAAACCAACAACAACATCTGTTAAATTATCTTCAGCTTCTAATTTTATTCTATCTAGTTCAGCTTGACGATTAGCCATCGGTTTTATTTCAAATTCTGGTGTAGAGTCTATTTGCCCAAACACATCAGGTTTAAAATCTTTAATTTTATTTAATTCGGCTTGAGTAAAATCTCTATCAACAAACGGGTCAATACCTAGCTCATCCCAATCTTCTGCTTTAAATTTATTCATTTTAGCATTAATTGGGTCATCTAAATAATTACCTGTTAATTTTGGAGATTTGATATCTGGTTCTAACAAACTTGGTGGTTTTATATCTATTGATTCTGTATATCCTCTATCTACTAATTCACCATCTAGTTTAGCTGCATCGGCTGCTATAGTTTCGGCAGTAATATTAGAGGTTGGAAGATTTAGAGCCATTCTAACATCATCTAATTTATTACCAACAAACTTTGTAAAACCATTATAAACATCTGTTAAGTTTCTATTAGCACCAACAGGTATTTTACCAATAGTATTACCAGCAATAGTACCAACAGTATCACTTATCATTCCACTAACAGAAGAATAAACTTTACCAGCTAAATTACCTGCTTGAGCGATACCATTCATAACACCACCTATTAAGCCTCCTTGTGCTCCTGCCCAAGCTCCAAAGCTCGTCCACGCAGCTCCTATTCCCGGAAGCATCAAAGTAAGTGCTAAAGTACCTAAAGGACCCATACTACCAAAAAACTTACCTACTTCTCCTAAACCATTTTTCAATGCTTTACCTATAGGTGCTAAAGTTTTTTTAATTCCTTTAAATATTTTTTTAAATTGTTTTTTTAAATATCCCATTTATCTTTTCCTCCGTTATCGTTATTTTTGGAATAGTGCTAAAAAGTTTTGTAACCTAACTAAATGTGCATTATCTTGTAGTGCACTGTTATCACCACCTTGCATACCTGCAACAGCAATGTTAGCATCTCTATCCTTGGCATTCTCTGAAGACTTGAATATGTAGTCAAATTCATCTCTAAGCTCCTGCCAAGATGTAGCCAATGCTGTACTTGTTAAACCAAAAGCATTCTGAGCATTCATCATATTTACTTGGTTTTGTGCTGCGGTATCCATTGTTGATATTTTTCTTCGCCATTCAACATTTGACTGTTCGATTATCATAGCATTTTGAGCATTGAAAGTTTCTCTAGAAAACTCTTGATTCATTTTAGCTTGGTCAATACTTGCTGCTAACTGTGCATTAAACTTATTTAAATCTGCTTCGATACCAAGCTCTTGTGCTTTTTTCTGATTGTATTGAGCAGCATTAAATTGTCTCATAGCATTTTGCTGACTTGCGTTGTATTGATTCATTTGTGCTCCTAAGTTTGCCCAGAACTGATTTAATTGGTTTTCATTTTGAGCATTAAACTGAGCAGCTGCATTTTGATACGACTGATTAGACAATAAAGCCTGTTGCTCTTGTTGAGCTTTTAGAATAACAGCTTGTTGTTCATTGCTTACATTAGTCATATCCATTTGTAAAAATGCTTGAGCATGTTGAGCAGCTACTTTAGTTCTTTGGTCAACTGCAGCTAAATCTAACTGAGCTAGTGCTGTAGCATTTTGCATAACCGATTGTTGCTCGGCATTAAAGTTTGCTAAAGTTGCACTTTGCATAAATTTACTATTAGCCAATTCAACTTGTTGAGCATTGTTAAACTTAGCCATGTCCATATTAGCTATCATGTTAGCATTAGACATAGCTCTTTGTTGAGCAGCATTAAGATTTGCTATACCCATCTGTTGAGCAAGTTCAGCATTCTTAATGTTCATGTTCATTCTAGCTGTTAAATTAGCTAGTTCAGTTTGCTGTGCTGCTGATAAGTTTTGTGCTTCTGCTTGGTTTTGAGCAGTTAAGTTTGCTAATCTAATTTGCTGTTCAGCCGATAGATTAGATTTTTCCATATCTTGTTTAAAGGCAGCATTCTTAGATAAGAAGTCAGCTGCTATTTGATATTCAACTAATCTTGATTGTTGTTCTGCAGACATGTTTTCACGTTCTGTTTCATTCATGATTTGCAGATTAGCTAATTCTACTTGTTGCTCATTGTTAAGATTTAGAGCATCCATAGCCTGTTTTTGTTGAGCATTAAGTGTTGCTGCTTGTTGTCTATTTTGTAAGTTAGCTATTCGTACTTGTTGTTCTTGTTGTTCTGTTGTTAAAACAGCTTGTTGTTCAAACTGACCTGTTAAGACTTTTAGTTCTTGAGCAAACTGTGCTGATTGACTTTCGGCTGTTTGTCTATTACTTAAGTTTTGTAATCTTACTTGTTGGTCTTGTTGAGCAGCTTGAAGATTTGCTTGTTGTTCGTTGCTAAGATTCTGTGCAGCTCTTTGCTGTATAGCTTGAGCATTGGACTGTGCCATAGGCAAAGCACTTTGAATAATAGCATTAAATAAAGAATCTCTTGCTACTGTCGAAGCTAATATACCTCTTTGAGCCATAATGCTATTAACAGTATCGACAGCTGGTTTAGCCCATAAAGGTACTTCACCTGATTCGAGACCACCAAGCAATGCTTCCATCTGTGAAGATACTAAAGCTTCGGTTGGTAATGCTGCGACAGCTGCTTGTACATTTGTGTCTGCTGTATCTAATTGTGCTGTAACAGTTGCAGGGTCATCAACAATAGCTGCTGCGATGTCTTGAGGAACATCAGCAGTTTCTGCTATCATTTGTGTGGCAGCACTTTTAGCTGCTTCACCTTTTACTGTTCTTCTTTGTGCAGCTTCAAAACCTGCTTTATTAATTATTTCAGCAGCCATGCCTGTTGCTGCTTCGCCTGTGATAGCTTCTCTTTCTCTTATTTCAGCTTGAGGTGTTTGAGATAATTGAGCAGCTACTCCAACAACTTCAGGAACAAAAGCTCCAGATGATATTGCTGCATCAACTGTTGCTGCTTTAGAAGATTCAACAGCCTGTCTAGTAATTTGTGCTGCTTGAGCAGGACCTGAAAGTTTTCTAATTTCTTGAACTTTCATTTTTGAATCATCAGATAACTGACCATAAGCTGCTTCAAAGTCTGGAGTATCTTCTATTTCAGATGCTTCCATTTTTACTACAGCTCTTCGAGCCGGTAATCTTGCTTTAGCAGATTCTCCTTGAGCTAAAGGTTTGCTACGAATATCTGCTGCTGCTCTTAAAGCTAAGTCAACATCTTCAGATATAATACCTGTTCCTGATGGAATAATTTCATCTTCATAAGCTTGACCAAGTAAAGCTGCTTTTGCTTCAAGACCTAAATCTGCTAAATTTATTTGTCCTTTAGAAATTTTATCTAATAGTTCTCCAGCTCCTCTAGCTCTGTATTGTCTTTGCATTTCTGCCAGAGACATACCAGCATCTGTTGGTTTATCACCAAATGGTGTGTAATAGTCATAAATATTATCTGATGGGGTTCTACCTTCTAACAGTGGTGGTTTGTAAGCATAACCTTCGCCACCTATATCGACACCTGTAGTTTGTTGTTGAGGTCCCGGTGCTGGAGTTGGTCTAGGTCCCGGTGCTGGAGATGGTGTAGGGCTTGGAGCCGGTGTTGGAGAAGGAGCTGGTGTAGGGCTTGGAGCTGGTGTTGGAGAAGGAGCTGGGCTAGGTTCTGGAGTATCAATAATAATAGGCTTATCACCTACATCTGGTTCTGTTCCACCAAAACCGGGTTTTGTACCGGGAGGTACATCACCATAACTAGGTCCGCCTTTTTGAAAAGCTGTTCTAGTAATTACATCCATTATATCTTTTAGATTGTTTTTTCTTTTCCTTGCCATAATTCCTTCTTATTTTATATTTACTTATACTTTAATTCAAATAGCTTGTCAATCTTTTCATCAAGCTTTTCAAGTCTATCCATGACTGCATCCATATTGTTTAATAATTCATTTTTAGTCACATAATGTTTAGCAATCTCCTCACGAGTCTTATTAAGCAATATGTCTTGTCTTTTAAGCTCTGAAGTATTTTGTCTAATACTATACATAATTGGAGCTAGTATTAAAGTTATAAAAGCATTCCAAATAATGTATGGTGTTAGAATATCCATTTTAACTACCTATTACTCTGCTAACTGATGTTGGTGTTACTTTCTCTGCAATCTGAGCATCAATATTATCTTTATAAGCTTGTACTTCGTCAGCTCCTAAAGCTGCTTCAACCCAAGCTTGAACATCAGATACTGTTAAGTCTGCAAAGGCTGTAAAGCTTGATAAGTCAGAGACATCAAGCCCTACTGAGCCATAGACTTCGCCTCTTTGTGGGTTGCCATCTGAATCGTTATTAGCATCATCTTCACCTGTTAGTCTCCAGTGAACATTATAAACTACGTCAGACTCAGTATTGGCTGGGTCTTGACTATCTGTGTGGCTAGGATATGTGTCCACTTGTTTTACATCCCATAAGTATGATATAGCCATTCTAGTTTCCTCCTTTTAATAGCTTAATTTCATTTTTAAGTTTATCAACTTCTGCTGATAATTCCTTAACCGCTTTGATTAAGTTGGTTGTGAAGACAGAATAATCAAGCATGTAGTGTTCATTATCTTCATCTGGTTTTCTTACACCCTTAACAGGCATATCTAGTTCTTCAAAAGTTTGTTCTACTTCTTGAGCAATTAAACCTTCTGATTCCCAATCGTTGTCTTTGAAATAATATTTGACTGGATTTAACTTATTGATAAGTTCAAGACCTTTGGCTTCACCTGTAACATTTTTTAACCTACCATCCGATAGATTAGTAAAGCCCATAGCTGAACCTGTATTATCCCAGTCTATTCTGCCAACAGCACCAGCACTGGTATAAAACTTCATCATCACATTGAATGAACCAGAGTTGTTATTTTTAACACCCATAGCTTCTACAGTATTTCCACCACTACCTTGCACATCTAATGTTCCACTACTAAAAGCTGCAGTAGTATTAACTAAAGTAACTCCACCAGAAGTAATTCTTTGTCTTAAGTTTTGACCATTGGTATAGAAATCAATATTTCCTGTATCTGTTCTAAATGAAAAGTCATTAGCACTACCACCTGATTTAAGAGCATTACCGCCACCGATAAAGCCGTAGTTTGTGCCACCTGTTCCGCCATCTTTTAGATTAATGGCTGTGACTCCTGTGCTTGGTGAAATGTCAAGCTGTCCTGTAGACCCAATCCTCAAGCGTTCTGTGTTGTTGGTTGCGATTCTGAAATAAGTGTTTTCTCTTTGCCAAATGCCTGATGCAGTACTATTAGCAAATATAGTCATACCATCGCTTGAGCTAGTTCCTGTGCTGGTATTGGTCATGTGAATCTGACAATCAGCTGTAGATGACCTATGAACATGAAGTGGTTCTCTAGCAATACTACTTGTACCAATACCAACTCCAGAACTGTCAAGCGACATAAAGTCTGTACCAGCTTTAGCAATTCTTAAGGTATTAACTCCATCTGGTGAATAAATTTCAAAATCTGAATTAACTGCGTTTGAATCTTGTAATCTAATAGCAGGAGAAGTCGCATCTACAATATGCAAACCTGCATTACCATTTTGGAATGAAGGACTTGTTGTACCAATACCTACGTTGCCTGTGTCTGTAATACGCATTTTCTCAAAACAAGTACCCCCAGCAAGTGCAGTAGAAAAAGTTAAATCAGTACCAGCACCAGTTCCATCCATTACTGGTGCAATAGCTGCACCTAAAGTAGCACCATTTGAGTTGGCTTTAGAAAAACCAAGCACTCCATAATAATTGCCATCTGTATATGAGCCTGATTGATGGCTTAAAACAATAGAATCGCTTACTGATGTTAATGTAGCACTATCGCTAGTATTCTTTACATGAAGTGTGCCTTGAGGACTATTTGTCCCAATACCTACGTTGCCACCATTAAAATAACTGTCAGAGTTGCTGTGTATTTCTACTTTAGCTGTATGACCTGTGCCTTCATATAAACGCACTAAGCCATCGTTTGCACCACTTCCACCGATAAACCCAACATCTCCCCCTGCTGCATCAGCAATCCAAACGTAAGCATTATCTTGATGAATTTTAAGTGCTCTATCTGGACTAGTTGTACCAATACCCCAGTTTTGTGTGCCTATAACACCAACTGAAGTGCCATCTTTTTGCACTGCAATCACATTACCATCAGAAGCTAATCTATTGGCAATTATTGGAGAACTAGCACTATCGGTTACATACAGCTTATCGGTAGCAGTCATTTCTATACCTACTGTTGCACCATTGTCAGAAGAGGTTTTGCCTACTAAAACGTTGCCTGATGAGTCAATACGCATAGCTTCTGAGCCATTTGTAAAGAACTGCTGTAGCCCATAATTAAGATGTAAAGAATCGCTTAGACTAGCACTATTCTCTTGTGCTAATTGGAATTTAAGCCTACCTTGACCACCTACTCCTGCATACTGAGCATCTATTAATGCCCTAACACCAGCAGCATTTGTTGAAGCATCTTGTCCTTCAAATTCTATCTTACCTATTGTTTGCCCTGCTGTTGCTGTTGTATCGGTATTTTCTATTCTGATTGCTGGGTCGGCTGCTGCTGAAATATGCAATAGTTGGTCTGGACTACTTGTACCAATACCTACGTTGCCACCATTATTGATGTAATTAGCATCACTTGGCTTTGAAGATAATCTGACTTTGACAGTACCAGTGTCTAATAAACTGAATCTAGCTTGGTCGTTATTTTCTCTGAATATGGTTGCTAAATCATTTGTGCCATCGTATAAGGCAATACCATCATCATTAGCTGCACCTACTGAAAACCTATGTGGTGGTGTTGATAAGGCAATACCTACTCTATCATTTGTTGAATCAACATATAATCTATTAGTATCTACTGTTAAATCACCTGAAATGTCTACACCTGAGCTATCAATCGTCATAATTTCGGCAGCAGCAGCATCAAATCTGATAATATCTTCATCGGCTGATTCTTCTACTTGAATTTTGGTATCGCCATCGGCATCTGCAATAGAATTGCTTGATACACCGCCAACTACAGAATCGACATAAGCTTTAATAGACTCCGAAGAAGCTAAGGTACTTGCAGTAGCTGTAGCAAAAGTATCGTCATCTAAGAAAGCTGTACCTGAAACTCCAGTATTTAACACTGGGCTTGTAAGTGTTTTATTAGTTAAAGTCTGTGTGCCTGTCAGTGTAGCCACTGTAGAATCTATGGCTAAGGTGTCGGTAGAAAGTGTTAAGCCTGTACCAGCTGTTAAAGCTGTTTTAGAAACACTAATAGCTGCACTGGCATTAATATCGTCATTGACTATAACACCTGAACTAATAGCTGCCACACCAGTATCGGCAATAGTAATATCGCCTGACACTACATTGTCAATCCATTTTGAAGTTGTAGTATCGTAGAATAATAATGAAGCATCTGCAGGGGTTGTTAAATTAACATCTGTCAATTCTGATAGCTCATTAGCTGTTGCTACTTGTGAATCGACATAAGCTTTAACGGATTGTTGGGTTGGGATTAGTGTTGCTGAGTTTGAAACCATATCGTCTTCATCAGCAAAAGCTGTAATGGTTATCACTCCATCTGATAGTGAACCATAAGTAACAGTCCCGGTTGTTGTAATGTTTGATGAGCCATTGTCGATAGCTCCGAAGCCTGACGTAATGCTACCAGCATTTAAAGCTCCAACTGTTGTTACGTTTGATAGCGTATCTAAAGCTCCTTCAAAATAAGTTTCAAAGTCTGTTAGAGCAACTTGCTTCATTACTCCAGCATCGTTGACAACAACTCTGTCAGCATCTGCTAAGGTGGTAGCAGTAGCTGCTGTATCGCCATCTACAATGTTGAGTTCTGTAGCTGTTGATGTAACTCCGTCAAGAATGTTAAGTTCAGCAACAGTTGCAGTAATACCATCTAAAGTATTGATTTCAGCTGCTGTCGCAGTAACTCCATCAAGAATATTGAGTTCTGCTGCTGTTGAGGTAACTGCTGTGCCATCAATAGATAAAGTATCGACTTCTGCTGTACCATCTATGTAAAGGTTTCGCCATTGTTTTGTCGCTGTACCTAAGTCGTAAGTATCATCAACATCTGGTGTAATATTGGAAGCTACATCGGCTGTCAAAGTAATGCTATCGGTATCGGCATCACCAAATGTCAAATTACCAGATATGGTGGCATTACCAGTAACAGTCAGATTACCACCAACTGATAAATCATTGGTAGTTGTAACATTACCTGTAAGTGTGGATGTACCAGTAACTGCTAAGGTTGAGCTAAGAGTTGTTGCACCTGTGACATCAAGAGTGCTGGAAAGAGTGGTAGCACCTGTGACACCTAATGTGCTGGATAATGTGGTAGCTCCAGTAACTCCTAAAGTTGTACCGATTGTAGCAGCTTCATCAACTGTTAGAGTATCTATGGTGGCAGTACCATCAATATATAAGTCTTTAAATTCTAAAGAAGAAGTACCTAAGTCGATGTCATTATCGGTGACAGGAATTATTGCACCATCAGCGATATAAAGTTGTTGAACAGGGCTACTAGATACTTCAACATAAAATTCTATGTAGTTGTTGGTAGTATCTATAACTACTTTATTGTTTGGTGCAGTTTCACCTGCATCACCTATCAGTCCTATAACAGGACCATTGGCTGCTGTGCCATCGTGTGCGTGTCCTGAAGTATTGCTAAATGCATTTACTAATTGATTGTATTCATTGTTAAATAACGCAGCTGTGATGGTATCGCCATCTGCGAATGTACTTTGTCGTGTATAACCTGCCATAATTTTTATCTCCTTCCTGATGGTATATAGTCTACATAAAATCCATTTATAATGTAAGGTGCATTAGTATCATCACTTAATACCCTAAAACTGTTACTTGAACCACTACCTATTAATGGTATTCTCACTAAAGGCTGTTCAGCTGCACCGAATTTAGCTGTGCCAAATATTGCTGTACCAAAATTAGCCGGTGCTGGAACAGAATCCAAAACAATATCATCAGGTTGTGGTATTTCATTACTATCGTAATCAAATCTAACTCTTAGTGTCGGTTGAATATCATTTTCTGGTCCAATCGACATTTTAATGTAATGTAAAGTTTTTAAAGTACCAAAGTCACCATAATCGTAATTAGGTGTCTGATACCTAGCATCTATATTAGCACCATCAAAATCATCACCAATATCATGCTCATATATGTAACCTGTTTGTGAGCCATGATAATGTTCTTCAATACCTATTTCATTAAAAGCTGTACCAATTGCTGTAACTTCTATACCTTGTGTTTCTGACCATTGAAAGCCATCTGGTCTTAGTGTTCCTATAATACCTCTTTGAGCTGATTCTGCTGCTCCTCTATTGCTATAAAACAATCTATATTGTGACTTGTCTCTATGCACCATGCTACTAATAACATAATCATTAACGTTTCTTGCTAATTCATTCAATATCGGTTGTATCTGTTTTGATACTGTACCCAACTCAACGTCACCAATTCTTGCAGTACCAGCCACTGTTCTAATACCATCTGGTGCTAAGAATACTAAGTCACCACCAATCTCTTGAATACTAAAGCCACTTAAACAACCTACATTTTCTGCAATCGGGTCAATTCTAACATTTCCTGAATCGTTTATATTTATTAATTTATGTAAACTGTTTTCACAAAAAATAATTAAGTCTTCACGGAAACCTCTAATACCAACAATAGTATCGGATATTGCTACACTTCCTGCTCCAACTCCTGTAAAGTTATTAGGGTCATTATAAACACTGTAATAAACAGTAGTTTCCTCATCTTCAACACCTGCTGCTATTAGGTGGTGGTCATGCGATGTAATAAATCTTACTGGAGTATTGGCTCCATTGGGTTGTATTTCTTTAGCAAAAAATGTTCTGGTTGTTAAATCTCCAGTACCTTCCATTCTAAATGAAAAAATATCTGCAGTAGAATTATCAGCAATAAATATTTCACCATAATCCATACCAGAACTTTCAAATAAAGCAAAAGTTGCTTGTTCTTGTCCTGTTCTTACGGAGGGTGATTTACCAACAAAAGTAGTATAATTATCACCACCTGTTGCAGACAATTTATTTATCTGTAACCATGTAATGCCGTCTTGACTAAAATATAAAGCATCACCTGCTGCAACTACGACTCCATCGGCATAAGGTCTAACACCAAATATTTCAGTAGCTCCTCCTGTTGGTTGTGTCGAACTAGCACCACCAAACTTAGCAAAACCATTTATTCTTCTGTAGCCACCCTCAATAGCCACTTCAAAGTTTTGTAAAACTGTGGCTGCACCGGGAGTTCTTAATAAGTCTATAGAGTTAGCTGACTTAACTAAACCACCACTACAAGCTACTGTATAAGGTTGTGAACGTGCCATAAATTAAAAATAAGTTCTGTCGTCTGTCATTCTTGACGGAGCTTGATTGATTAAGTTTGACTTCATGTATTTCATAGCTTTTTTAAAGTCCTCTAAAGCAAATGCTGCTTGTTGTGGAGATTCTTTAAATTGCCAAACATAATATCTAGTTCTTGAAGTAATGACATTACTGTATTGTTCTGGTAAAACTATTGTGTCGTCATAAGCTGACAAAGCTGTTGGTCTGTCAAAGGCATAAAAATGCACATTGTATGCTTTATCTGGTATAGGACTTAGACCAAATTTCCTAGCATCTGGTGATTGTATAACATATTTTGGTTCACCATATTTTTGTCCGTTTGCATCGTCTTCATTTTCTTGGTCTCTGTAGTATCTTGCCCAGTCTGCATGGTCTAAATATTTCAAACCTTGTGAGACATAAGGTGCTGATTCACCTGAGACATTAATTGTTGTCAGATAAAAGTCGTCCCAGTCTATTGATGCATAGTCTGTTGTAATACTGGAACTACCTGACTTTAACAAATACCATCTGGTACCTGCTACTGTTTCTACTGTAACATTCCCATAAAAAGGGTCTGTACTACCACTTAATCCTGCTGAGAAAAAAGGCAACTGAGGTTCTTCATTAGCTATGTCAAACAATGCTTTGTTGACTGAATCTTTCACAAACTTTTGTAGTCCTATCGCACTTGCAAAGTTTGCTGCAGTAAGTGGTACTTCGTTTAGTTCTCTTAGAACCTCGTTAGTTATATCTAAATATGTTGTTGCCATTATTTTTTATGTATTTTTTGAATTTCAAAGTTTGCTGATTTACTGGCTCCTTTATGTGGCTTATAACCGCCAACAGGGTCTTTCATTAGTTTAAAGCTTTTACCGCTTTTCATCCAATGATATCCTTTAGGTGCTGGTACTTTCATGTTAGCAAGGCATAGCCTTTTTCATAGCTTTTTTAACAAGCTTACCTGCGTTGTACTTCATTCGTCCACCGCCATACATGTTTTCACGTCTAGCTGCTTTGTTACCATCCATAATGCCGTCAACTTTTTTAACATGTCCGCCTTTACTAAATCCATACATACCTTCGCTATCTCTTTTACCTTTAGGTTTTGCAGGTGCTAAAGGTCTTATTCTTTGACGGATTATACCCATACCAGAACCTTTACTTACAGGAACTCCCATGTTTCTTTTTTTCATTTTATCTCTCCTTGTAAAAATGGAGGAGTCCGAAGACTCCCCCGTAACTATAATTAGTCAATAGTGTAGAAAGCTGATACTAATGCATCGTCTCTCAATACTTTTGCTCCATATACATGTAAGCCTCTAACAATGTCACCAAATGAACTTGGGTCTCTTAGGACTTCAGTTGAGATGATTGTTTGAGCTGTTGCTGTTGAAGAAATATGTCCAGCTAGACATTTTCCTGTAGCATTTGAAACAGCTGCAATGTTATTAGATTTGTACATGTTGAAACCTCTTAACTTACCGCTAGATACTAGACCATTTCTGATTGAGCCTTGTCCTGCGTTGAAGTCAACAGAAAGAAGTTTTGAGCTGGATTGTGATAGCTGCTCATAAAATTCTGGAGAAGCTACAAACCATCTTCCTTCTTCAGGAACATTAGCATCGTCTAATAGTCTTGCCATTCTTGCAAGTACGTTTAATGGGTCTGTTTCACTAGATACACCTAGGTCAATAGAACCTGCACCATCGTAAACGTCAGCTGCTAGTTTTGTAGCTGAGTCTGCACCTAGTACATGGTCTGGTGTAGAAGAAGAAACACCTGAGAACATTGATTCGATAACTGCTGCATCGAAAGAATCTCTTAGAGCATAAGCTGCTGAAGATGTTGCAACTTCTTTAAAGTTGACGTGAGACATATCTCTCTCAATATCATCTACGATGAATTTGAAAGCTTTTGCTGAATCGACTACGAGTGTTAGCTCTTCGTCTGTTAGCTTGGTTTGAGTTGTGTCAGAACCTCTTGTGTAGTCGTACACTGAGATTACTGGCTCTTTGATAATTTTAACAGAATCACCATAATTGCTGATTTCTCCGGAGTAGTCAGTATTTGTAATAGCTTCTACCACTGATGCCTTTCTGAAAAAGTTTAAAACTTTAGCAGAATATATGGAAGGCAGGAAGAAACTATTATTCTGACCACTAACGGAGCTACCAAAGTTTGCATTTGTATCTGGGGTTGGTTCAAAATACTGTGCCATTTTTTACTCCTTTTGGGTTAATATAAAAGTTTATCTACTAATTCTACCCTCTTCCCAAGCTTTGTCGATTTCTTTTTCAAGTCTATCGAACTCGGCTGGAGATAAAGATAGAATCTCCTTTTCGGTCCAAACTTTAGCTTGTTGTGGCTCAACGTTGGTTGTCTTTGCAGAAACCATGTCAGCCGCTGAAGCTTTGGATTTAGAACCTGCCGATGACTTTTTCGGATTGCTATTTACACCCATGTCAGACTTAAATAAATCTAGTGCTCGACTTGCTGCTTCTGGGTCATTTGCATTACTGTAAATCCAGTTTTGAATTGACTCAGGTTGAGATTTAGCCCAGTCATGAAAGTCATCACTGTTTCTGATATCATCAAAATCAGGATGCTTAGACCTAAGTTCTTTCTCAGCATCTAGTCTTACTAACTCTTGCTCTCTAGATTGAAGAAGTTTAATTTTTTCTTCAAGACTTTTTGCTCGGCTTTCGCTTTGCATGTTTGCAACAGTTTCTACTACATCGTAGACATCAGGATATTTTTGTTTAAACTCAGCAAGTTCTTCTGCAGATTTAGGTGGAGTGTATTTAACTTGTCCCTCACGGGCTTGGTCTAACAACTCTAACTCTCTCTGTTTAAACTCATTAAGCTTACTATCGTAATGCCTCTTTAAGTCATCGTAACGTTTTTTATAGTCGGGTCGCTTGTAGGGTGTTTTTGTTTCTTTAACTTCTTTTTTTTCTTGAACTTCTGTAGCTTCTACTTCTTCAGTTTCTGCTTCAGGCTCTTGAAAAAATAAGTTGTTTGAATTAACAAAAACTTTTTCTTCTACTTTGTGCCAACTTTTATCCGCATTATACGGGTTAGCTTTTTCTTCTTTAGCCATCTTTTTCTCCTATTCAGGGCTTCAACAAATATTACAAGGTAGCTGCTGTACGGGCAGGGCTTGTCTTGCAAAGGTCGCCTTTCGGTTAATCTTTAACTATACACATGACGAGTTGGATTTACTCTCATCAATTCTTTATTTTTTTTAGAAGATTCATCTTCTTCATAAAGAGGTTGACCGAATAAAGATTCAGTAGAAGTAGGTTGTTGTTGAACAGAATATTCAACTTCAACTTTTTTAATACCTTTATTAATATCTTCATCTTGAATAACCTCTTCGCCATTCGCATAGCCTTTTCTTTCACCACCAGCATCGTAAGCAGCTTCGGCATCCTTCATCATTTTCATGAGGTTGTCTGCACCAATCTGCTCAACTGCTTTGGCAGTAAAGACAAATTCTCCATCTGATAACCTAGCAGGTATATCATCTGAAGTGCCTGTCCCCGGACCATCAACAGGACCGGCTCCAGTAAACTCGGAAGCTCTTTCAATCACTTTGTCGAATAATACACTCAACTCAGGATTAGCTTCTAGTTGTTCTTCTAACATAGACTTTTCTTCATCGGATAGTGCTTCGTCCACTACAAAGTCTATAAAGTTTTGTTCCATTTCTTCGTCAGGTAGCATTTCCATTTCGCCACCTTCGTTTTGTTGTTCTCTTGGTTCTTGTAAGAAATTTAAAGCTTTCATAAATAAATCTGGATGATTTTTTTGAGCATCAATAGGATTCATAACTACTCCAGCTTTTTCTTCTACCATATATTGTTCTGGTAATGATTTACCTTCTTGAGCTAAAGCTAAAACTTGTGGTAATTCATTTTCAGGTAATTGTCTAAGACCAGCAAGTATTACTCTATAGTTTTGCATTTCAGCATCGTTTTGACCTTCAGCAAAACCCATTCTATAATCATCAGAGGCTAATAAACCTCCTTGATTGTTTATTGCTCTTGATACTGGTTCTAATTCTTGTAATAGCATTAAATTTTCAGCTTCATCTAAATCTAGCTCCATTAAATCATCTAAGTTTTTTTGAATAAAATCATCAATAGATTTAGTTCTATCATCTAAAAAGATTCCAAATAATTTTGATTTTTCAGGATTTTTTGATTGAGAAATAATTTTTAATTCTTCTAAGGCTAATTGTTCATTTAAGGCTAATTTATTTTTAGAACTCATTGGGCTTACAGTAGTATCTACATTTCTAACTTTATCTCGTAAAAATTTATATAACAAATCTGCTTCATTTGGTTCTATCATTTCACCTTTAAAATTTAAATAATCTGGTGCAGGAACATTTTTTTCCATAGGAAAAGCTTCTTTAACAAATTTTTTATGTTCTTGTTGTAATTTTGTTAAAGCTTTATTTACTAATTTACCTAATTTGTAAGGTTCTCTTTCTTGCATAGATTCTTCGATAGCCATTCCTCTTCTTTTTTCATAAGAAGATAGTTTGCCATCGTTATTTAAATCTGCTAAATCTTTATTTAATAAACTTTTCTTAGCCATTATTGTTTTCCTCTTTTCTATTCAGGGCTTCCTTGACCTGCAGCTCCAGCTGCTCCAATTGTCCCACTAAACGTAGTTTCCCCTGCAACCGGTACATTTCCAATTCCGATGTTGCCACCACCAGTGCCTGTAGGTCCAAGTTCCGCTGATTGTTCAGGTGCTCCTTGAATGCCTCCCATAGCTCCTTGTTGTTCACCAACAGGTTGAGCTTCTTCGCCAGTTTCTTGTCTAACATTTTGCATACCTATTATTTGTGCCATCATTGCAGCTTCTTCTGGGTCATTGAGTATTTCATCAGGGTCCAAGTCTAAGCTGTAGGCAAGTTCACTAATCAACTTAGAAATCTTAACAAATGGTGCGATAGCTGGACTTTGTGCAGTTTGTAAGAACATTGTCAATCTCTGACTTCTAACTTCTTTCTGCATCAAGCTATTGGTACCAGTAGCCTTAACTTCTAAATCACCTTTAACGTCTAAATCGCCTTCAAAGAATTGCATGTTCCACTGGAAGTATGCTTCGCCTAAAGGCTTCAATAAAAAGTCGTCAAGATTCTTAACAACTGTTTTAATGTTTAAACTTGCTGCTCCTAATAACATTGACATACCGGAAGCAGTTCTAGTCATACTTTGTACTCCTGTTTGACCATGCGAGTAACTTGGTATGCCTGTTTGCTCATCGGCTAACTGTCTAAACCTATCAAACATCATCATGTTCTCAGGTGCAGTGTTTGGGAACTTTAAACCATAAATGGCTTGTCCCGGCATCCCAGCTTGTCTTCTAAAGATTTTACCGGGATATATTTCCATATTTTGACCAGCAACAAGTGCTGATTCATCTATGTCAAAAACTAATGAACCAGATAATGCTAAATTATCAATCGCCATTCTTGCATGACCATTCATAATTTGCTGAGAGTCATTCATATTCTCAGCTATTCCAACACCAAAGAAATTATAAGGATTTCTTTCGTATGGGAAAGCATGATAAGGTATTCTGTATGGAGTAAATGGATTGATAACTGCTCTTAGTAGTTTATTACCACATATCCATGCATTGATTTGTACCTCATCTAAATCATCAATGTCTTCATCAAGTTCGATACCTACTTCTCTAGCATACTGGGCATCCATGATACCCCAATATTCAACTACTTCAAAAGCATTTGAATATGCTTCTTCAGTATCGTAATCATCTTTTAATTGACTTTCAAAATCTTTTTCAAGATAATTAGGACCTTCTTGAATTGCTTCACGAATAGCATCTTTATCAAAATAAGGCATATTTCTTAATGCCCTAAGCTGTGAAGTATTCATACGATGTCTATGAATTACATATTCACATTCATCTATGTTAGTTCCACCGGGGTCTGGATAAAAGTCCCAGCAACTAACAAACTCTATTCGTGGTACTCTAACTTGTATAGGTGAATATTCTCTTTCACCTTCATCATTAACTTTCCAATTATTAAGAGTTTTGTTGTAATTAAAAGGACCCTTAATAATTCCTGTTCCTAATAGTGCTGCCTCAAGCAATGCACTTCTAATTTCAGAAGAACCATTTGATTCTTCAATTTGGTCATGGATTAATTTTTCCATTCTCCTTGCAGCTCTTTGTGCTGGAGATAGTTCTGGTTTCTGTGGGTCTGGTGTTGTACCTTCTCTTAAGACACCAAGCTCTTCAGCTTTGTCTTCCAAAGACTGCTCTGAGTCTTCAAACATTCCATCGCCAAATGTAGCTCCGGGTTTAAGTACCTTACCATCTCCTCGATAACCAATATCAAACGGACCACCTTTTAAATTCCCTATGTTGTCTAATATATCTTCTACAGGTTGTGATGTTTCAATACCCGGTTGAGGATTTTGAAAATCTAAATAAGCATTTGCTTTTTCACCTTCAGGTATTTTAGTTTCACTAATACCAATAGGAAATTTACCTGTGCCAAATAGTACATCGACTAATTGACCAAAAGCAGCTAATACTTTTGTTTTTGTTATCTTAATAAAGATACGGGACTTTTCGGATTCTCTAAACTTTACTCTTTTGCCGTAAAGCCCTCTATAGTTTTCGTAGGCTTCAAGCCATCTTCTTTCGTCTGCATCTCTGGATTCTTCAGCAACAGCAAAACGACTTTGAATAAGTCCTACCAAATTGTTTTTTTGGTCTTCAATTAAATTAAGACTTTTTCCTGCTTCACCTTCAACATCTTCGTAGATGTAATCAGCATTTAAAAATGTGTTGTTGTCTTCTGCCATTCCTTAATATCCAAATGTTGAATCTGATGGTACATATTGTTTTATATCTCTTAGTCTTTGCAATGTACCATACACTGAAGGTCTACTCATAATCATATAACGCAATGCATCATATGCGTGGTCAGAAGCATGAGTATCAACATCTTCGGAATTATTCTTTGATAAAGGAATGCTTTGTAATTCTCTTATCAAGTTTTTACAACTGCTGAATATTTGTAGTTTAGGTCTACCATTTGGTTGAACCTTTAAATACTCATGTATTTGTATTTTTCCTTGTACTCTGTTTTTGTCTGCTCTTCTAAGCTTGTGACCCATCTTTTGTAAAGCTTCACCTACAGTCGGACCCGATGCTCCTGTTTTAGCCCAAGCTGCTGTATCCAACACACCCGGAACAGAAAAAGGGTCTTCTTTTTCCATATCTGATATTATATAGCCTAATTCCTCTCCTGTCAAGCCTTTTTGGTATAATTCCCTATAAATTATCAAAGTTCCGTCATTTTGGTCTACTGTACCCCATAAACAACAGGATTCTGAGGCATAACCATAGTCGATTCCTTTCATTCTTTCCCAATGAAAAGGAAACTGAAAAGGGTCAACAACATGAACATTTAAATCAAATTCAGCAAATGCTGCACCTTCTGCAACTTCCCAATTACCTTCTAAGAGTTGTTTTCTTTGTGTCGCTGGTAAAGATTCCAGCATTTTTTCATAAACACCATCTTTTGCTAAGTAAGGGTTATCTGATAGTTTAGCTGGAATAAACTTTCTGGTTAGACCATCAGAGCCTTCAAAAGATTTGTTTGGGTCAGCTGGTTCAATGTAACGTCTTTTAACCCAATGAGCACCAACACCACCGGGGTTAGCTGTACAACGTAAATAGGTTTTTATTTCTGGGTCTGTTGTACGAAGTCTAGATGCCAAATAGTTCCAGCCGAATTCTGTTGGTAAGTGAGTTATCTCATCAAAACCAATCCAGCTATATGCTTGTCCTTGATAACGATATACGTCAGCATCTTTTTCTAAGAAGCCAAATTCTATTTTAGCTCCTGAAGGAAAAGTCCAAACCTTTTCAACTTCACGAAACCTAGCACCGGGGAATGCTTGAGGATACAACT